CCTAAAAAAAAGATCCTAATATAATCTATGGTATTATACACATTTCCAATCCATATATAAAAAAAGGAAAGGCAATCATTCGATTACCTTTCCGACTGAATTCTAAATGGAGTGATAGCTTAGAATGAGCCTAAGATTATTCTTCGGTTGTCAAGAACACCGAAACCTAACTCAGCCCAACCATACCATCCAACTCTTTGTTGTCTGTGCAACGCAGGGTCTTCGTGGACAGAAACAGCTTGCTTCATTGGCATCACGAAGCTGTCATTTGTGCTTTGGTCAAGACCAACAACCAATTCTACGTCACTTGCTTCGACAGAACCGCCAAGAGCGTCAACGAAGAAGTCTTGATATTCCTGACCTTCACCAAGCTCATCTAAATCGTGAAGCTGAACGCCAAACAAATTAGTAACAGGTGATTCACCACCGGTATTGTAGATAGTAGTTCTAACAGCGTCAGAAACTTGGTCAAGACCCCAGTTACGAACGTCTTCAAGCATTTCTGGAGATCCATACAGATCTGTCAAACGACCACGATTACCGCTTCCGGTGTTACCGCCAGCATTTCTTCTCATAACAGTTTGCATTAAGCTAACCAGTCTCTTTGTGAAGAAACCTGCTGTTGCGTCACCGTCGAAAACCAAGATGTTACGATCAACACCAGCAGCAAGAAGTGTGTGCCAACCGTCATCATTCATCTTCTTAACAAAACCAGCTTCCATGACTTGCATAGCGCGAGCGGCGATGTCCCAACGTGCCTCGCGAGCATAGCGAAGCAAGAAGTCAATGCTGCTTGCAATGCTATAAGTTGGAATCATAACGTAGTCACTCTCAACCGCACGCTCAGGAATACGACCATGACCGGGATTGGTATAAGCTACGTGTTCACCTTCTGTTCCAGGCGCAAGAAGATCCAATGGATACTCTGTGCTTCCTCCTGGCTCGACATTGATAGTCTCGAAAATATCACCAAGAATATTACCGATTAAAACACCTTTTCTAAGAGGTGTCTCAAGAGCTTTAGCAAACTCTCTTTGCGCAGCATAAGCTACATTCATATCTGCATCACCAGACTGACGGAGCAGTTTGATGAATTCATCACTAGGTCTTTCTGTATATGACATTATTATTTTCTCCTTTGAGTTATGGCTTACGCAAGTGGGCCGTGATTAGGAAGATTTACATAGACTTTACAATAGCCATCAGCATCTGGTGCTGACATAAAACGACCAATAGCCAAGTTGCCGGAAGCTTGTGCGTCATCAGCAGTGGTAGAAATGTTACCAGCTACTGCATTTGAAGCATAGGCCATATCGCCAGGGCTAGGTGTTCCATCTACGTTGTCTGTAACAACCCAACCGCGAGTCATAACAGTCACCTTACCACCTTGCTGAATTTCATCTTTATAGAAATTCAAGTGGGTTCTTGTTAAATCTTTATTGACAACATCGTTTAAAAGGATGCCAACAGGAACGCTTGTTGCAGCAGCAGTAGTATATGCCACTTGGTTATCACCTTGATCCAAGGCTGCACCAGAAGCGCTCAAAACGCTGTGGCAAACAACGCCACCGCGAGTTGCTGTACCAGCATTATAAAAATAGCTGATATCAGTTGATTCTTCGTATCTATCTGTTTTAAGAGCCATGATTATTATCTCCTATTGATTACTTGGTTGAGAGTACGTTCTTAGAAAGCCAGTCAGAAATTGAGGCTCTAGTTGATTCAAGTTGATCTTCTAGTTCAACTTCTTGTTCTACCAATGCGGCCTCAGATGTTTCTAAATCTTCAACAAGCTCTGGTGTTGCTTCTTCTGCTAAAGCTTCTTCTTCGTCTGCCTTAGCTTCTTTTTCTTTTTCTTTTTTCTTCTTCTCGATAGCTTCCTTTAGTTCTGGAGGCATTGCTGCTTCAGCTTCATCTTCTTTTTTCTTCATAGGGTGCTTATCGGCATACTTCTTTTTCATGAGAGCTACAACAGCCTCAAAAGCTTCTTCTCCTAGAGCGTCGAATGAAGCAATAGTGTCTTCAACCTCTTGTTCGTCAAGTCCAGCTTCAGTCAAGCTTGCTTTTCTTTTTTGCATCATAGCTTTTTTCTTCATGTCGTCCATTTCTTTCATGGCGACCGCAAGATCTTCTTGAGATTTTGCAAGAGTATCTTCCAACTCAGCAATGCGTGCTTGAGAGCTTTTAATATTCTCTTCAAGTTCTGCGATACTTGCATCTTTTTCTTCTACAGTAGCTTCAAAAGCCTCTACTTTAGTAGCAAACTCTTTGTCTTTTGCTTCTTCAATTTTAGCTTTAATGGCCTGATTTTCAGCTTTAGCAGAAGCAAGTTCTTCGCGAACCTCTGCCAATTGCTTTTCAATTACATTGTCTGACATATTAAATTCTCCTATATCGAATTGAGAGTCGTCATCTAAGTTAAATGCGATACTTTTTAAAATTACACTTCTTGGATTGGCAGGTTTTGAAACAAGCCCCTTGCCAGAAAAGGCAATGTTTTTTAAAGCTCTGCCGACTTTATATCCTTGGTATTCTCCGTTCCCTCCGTAAGCCCTGAGATGTTTTGTCAAAAAAGAAGACTCTTCATCTCTAGCTAAAACTTTTTTAATACCTTGATCGTTTGATAGAGCGTAGTCAAATCCGGCAAACAGACACTCCATAGAGACGTACCATTTACCTTCTTCTATTTCAGATATTATTTTTTCCATTCTTTCTTTATTTTCACTATTAGTCCAGCTGTTATAAAGAACAGCTTGAGTGATAATGTCAAAATCTTTAGGAATATCTGACTCATCAGAAATCGCCTTTCCGTCTTTACCTAAAACATAACTACCAGTAATATGTCCGATGATATCATTCTCATCGTGCATAAAATTAAACTGTTTGTCTTCAGGTGTGTTTCTAGCTGCCCAAGTTGCCTCTGGCATAAACACATCGTCATTCTTATTCCAGCCACACGAAACCAAAACAGATTCTAAATAATATAGATCAATTTGGTCTTTGTTTTCTGCGACTATCTTATTAACAACGGTATTTTCTGGGTGAGCTATATCAGTCCTACAGACCGTAGCTTCAGAACAATACGCAACGCTAGCCGTACTCTTTACGAGTTCGCCAATGCCGTCATTTATTTCGTTTTGGAATATTTTTATAGTCATGTATCACCTCTACAATTAATATACACAAAAAAATATTTTTTTTAAAAAAACACTTTTAAATGTGTAAAACATGTTGAATATAGCAAGAAATTGCCTGTCTTCTAAAGTTTTCTGTGTTAAGTTTTGCTAGATTAATATTTAATTCTTCCATCAGTGAAGAAAGCTCTTTGGGCATCTTTTTTGTAGACCCGATCACTTTTTGTATATCAGAAGTAGAAACAGAAGAGAGAGGTTCAAGGTTTGATAAAACATGAAGTTTTAAATTTTCTAATTCTTCGCACTGAGCTTTAGATAAAGCTCTCATATTTTTTTTATCTAAAATTGCTAGATAAGCAGCAGTTGTTATTTCAGAAATTTTGTCAAAAGTTTCATTGGTCCAAGTAATCAATTCTGCAACTCCCGGTTTTGATTTTGGTTTCTCAATTCTTTTTTTTCTTGGTTCTTCATCTTTTTTAAATAACGGTCTTCCTGCTGACGGGTCTGCATCATTAATTTTTTCTAAATTGTTAGAATTTACCTCATCATTTTCCATGTCTTGTGGTTTTGGTGGAGGATGAAAAGGACCAGCTTTTTCAGGTAATGTCTCTGAATCTCTTGCTTTATCTTCTCTTCTAAGTCTCATTTTTTCGACAGAAGGAACTTCCTTAAATCTTTCAAGTACTGTTTCATGAGAAATGATATCTCTATCGGCTAATTGTATCAACAAGTTTTTCTCTGAAGACTCGTCGGAAAGACTCATCTGATCGTACATGATATGTGGAGATTTTCTAAAGCCCATAGCTTTTCTAACAATCTCACACTCTTTCTCCCAGAAAGCAGTAAGCTGATCCCTACCATACTGTAATCTTTCAACTAGCGTTTTTAAGGATATAAAGTTATTTGTAAACCCGCCGCCGTTTCCAGCAATCCCAGTAAGAGTTGGAGGAACACCTAGACCTGCATAAATACTATTGAGTACAGAATTATATTTTTCAGATCCTAAGAACTTATAAACCTGACTGTTAGATTCAGTGTAAGTTAATTCTGGACCCCAAACAAGCTCCATAGTTCCCCCGCCAACGTTACTGTGAAGGATATCTCTTAATTTATTTATAGCCGCTTTGTTTGGTAATATTTTGTGATCTAAATTACCAAGAGTCCAAAGTCTAATATTAGAAATCGCCCCATCAAGAGCAGATAAATCAGCAAGCCTCATCTTCTCAAGCATTATTACGTCGTCAAGAATAGCGTAGATAAGAGGGTTTGCCCAATTGCTCCAGTCGTCTTTCTTGTAATAAAACATAGAAAGTCTTTCTGGATCTAATGTAATTTTCCTCTCGCCGTTTTTTATCCTTTGTTTTATATCTACAGGCAATGTATCTAATAGATGTGCGGGTATTGCTCCATCTTTAAAGTTATCCAAGAAGCTGGATGGTGATATTTGAAAGTTCTTAGTACCCAAGAAAAGATTTATATTACTATCTTTTACCTCTAAAGATACTGGATTAAAAAAATTATACCTCCAAGGTATTTGATTTTTTTCAAAATTAGGAACCTCAACAGTTATGTCTTGTCCAATTGACTTTACATATTTTACTACCTCTGGCGTAAGATTTGCATAACTCCTGTAAACAGGAACCTGACCAGCCCTATATAAAAGATTTAAAAATCTTTCTGATCTTTCTTTTCCGTTACACTTCTTAAACCACTGTTGATAAAACTTTTCCACACTTTTATTTTCGTGAACTATATTTATTCCTTGACAGCCAAAATCACCCATTAAATCAATAACATTTCTAATTATACCTACTTTTTCGTAAGCATCCATGCACATTTTAATCGCACGTTTTTGCCTATAGGGTACACGCTCATCTGGTCTAAAGGCATAATAATCAGAAGACCTGAACCCCGGCCTAACTGTTTTATTTGGTTCAATATCTTTAAAATCTCTATAATGATTTCCCTTTGTTACTCCTGCATAACTATCACCAGCTTCCGAAAATTGTTGAAATGCCATCGCTTTACTTGAAGCGTCAGAGTCGTTCCAAGTTATTAGAGATTTTTCGTTGTGCATTTTTAACCTTGTATGTAATTAGATTCAATCGGATTGTTATCTTATTATACACAATTTAGTAAATATCTTTCATGTTATCTGTAAACCAATTAGGACCAGAAAACATATTTTCTTTACTCTTTTGTTTTGAATCTTTAACTAAAGTAGACGCAAAGCCTCCGAAAAATTTATATTCTTCAGGCGTTGGGGTTCTGGCAATTTTTCTAGCCGCCATGTTAGCCATGATTAGAGACGAGTATCTATCTTTTCTCATTTTGCTTTTTTTACCAGCGGCAACGACAACTTCTGGGGTATCCCAGCGGTCCCTACCGTTTGATGTTTGTGTCATTTGTATCATAGATAATTCATCTTTTAATTCTTCAATATCCATAACACATTCTTCTAAAGTGTCATACATCCTGCCTTTCATTCCATCTTCTATATTTGATATACCGACTGTAACGGAATCAAATCTAGGAAATAATATAACTTGATCTTCTAGGTCTTTTCTTAAACCGTGATTGGCTTCTGCTAACCATTCGTATTTTGCAAACTGGCACATCTCTAATATGTGCAAACCTCTTTGATCGTCTGTATCTTTGGGTTTATCTTCGTCAATAATAGGCCATATCTCTATTTCTCCGTCCTTTAGTTTATCTTTATCGTGCAAAGACTCCATAACTGCAATACCCCCACCCTGAGCATCCATAGCAATGTGGACGCACGGAAATAAATTCATAAGATCTCGTATTTTCCTAGCGCAATATGAATAAAAATCTGTTTCTGTAGAGTAGCCTCTTTTTACCTTTTCTTTGTGTTCAGACCTATTTGTGGTCCAGCAATGCACTATACGTCTATGATCTTCGTTTAATTCTAATACAATTATGCTAAAATTATCTACTTCAGAGGCAGGGTCAACGCCGAATACATACTTTTTGTTTGGATCTCCTATTAGCTTTGCTTCAAAAATAATTTCATTACCTTTTGAATCTTTTGTGGGTTCTTTTTCGTTCACTACGCAGGATTCTATTAGAGATCTCTTGAAAAAACCTTCTGAATCTCGGGTAAATACTGCGCCAAATTCCATTTGATAAATACCAGCGTGAACTGTTGCTTTAGATCTAGCAACCTGTGACGCATCCATAAAACCCTCTGGTAATAATTCATAAGGTATTCTCATTATGGAATATTCTTTCCAGTCAAAATTATCTGGAACATCTTCACCTCCAAAAACCTCTCTTAGTTTTGTTGCATTACCTTTACTTTTAATAATAGATTTCCATCTTTTCCAGTATGTGGCAAAATGATTAAAATCATAATAAGCTGTACCAGAAAGTATAATTTGATTGTCTTTATCTTCTAGTTTGTTTTCGTCTTTATCTACTAAGTCTACACCTAACTCTTTCGCTTTTTTTTCTGCGGCCAATCTTTTGACATTCTCAATAGGGTCCGAGCTAACAGCAGCAAAACCAGCGACAACCGTTTCAAAAATATCTCGCGGTATACTAGCAAATTCGTCACTAATAATATCATTAGCACGCTGACCACGAATTTTTTGTCCGTCACCCAAAGGTAAACAGGTAACACGGGAATCATTAATACGCATAACACAACGGTCAACGTCACGGCGCGGTCCACTGTTCCCATCGCATATATCCCTTAATATTGGTGAATTATTCCAGATTGTTTCCATGTACTCAAAAAGAACTTTAGACTGCCTAAAGGCAGCACCTACTACTACAACTTTTCTACCCGGAAGTATGAGCGCTCTTAACATACAATAAAGAGATAAGATAAAAGATTTACCAAAACCTCGACTAGCTATTAACATTGGAAATTTGCGATTCCAAAGTTCATACAAAATAAGCGCCTGAGAAGGTAGTAGCTGTATGTTAAATATTTGTTTTACTAAAAAAGAAAAGTATTCTGGCCTAGTCATAAGCCAAGTAAGCTTTAAGTGAAATTCTTCATCTGAAGAATTTAGAATTGATGTGGGATTAAATAACTCCTTTTCGTCTACATCTATTTTTAACCAAGCTTCATCTATTTTTTTAAGTTTATTCATTAATATATACCATCAACAAATCCATAGTATATAGCCTCTTCTGCGCTCATATA